TCCGATGCCAAGTTCTGCTTTGTCGTCACATCAATGACGCGCCAGGCATACAAAGACACATGGGGCGATGACCCGACCGACTGGCCAAAGATCATCCACCAGTACGAATTCGACTGGTGCACACCAGATGTGGTCTATGTGGCCGAGTACTACAAGGTCGAGGAAAAGACCGAGACCATCCGCATTTTCCAAACTATCACAGGCGAGGAAGAGCGCTACACCCAAGCCGACTTTGCCAAAGACGAAATGCTGGAGGAAACTCTGGCAGCCATCGGCACAGTCGAAGTGCGCCAGCGCAGGATCAAGACCAAGCGCGTGCACAAGTACATCATGTCGGGCGGCAAGGTGCTTGAAGACGCAGGCTACATCGCAGGCAAGTGCATCCCAATCGTGGTCGTTTACGGCAAGCGCTGGTTTGTCGACAACGTCGAGCGATGCATGGGCCATGTGCGCTTGGCCAAAGATGCCCAGCGCCTCAAGAACATGCAACTGTCCAAGCTGGGTGAGATCAGCGCATTGTCCTCAGTCGAGAAGCCAATCCTCACGCCTGAGCAGGTCGCTGGCCACCAAGTCATGTGGGCCGAGGACAACCTCAAGGACTATCCGTACCTGCTGATCAACCCGATCACAGACCAGAACGGCAACCAGGCAGTGTCTGGACCTGTGGCCTACACCAGATCGGCAGCCATCCCACCGGCAATGGCCGCGCTCTTGCAGATCACCGAAACCGACATGCAGGACATTCTGGGCAATCCAGCTGGTGCTGACAAGATGGTGAGCAACATCTCAGGCAAGGCCGTGGAGATGATTCAAGCCCGAGTCGATGGCCAAGCCTTCATCTACATGAGCAACTTTGCCAAGGGCATGAAGCGATGCGGTGAAATCTGGTTGTCAATGGCCAAGGACATCTACATCGAAGACAAGCGCAAGATGAAGACAATCGCGCCAACTGGCGAGGCTGGCATGGTCGAATTGATGCAGCCAACCATCGATCAGGAAACTGGTGAAGTTGTCATGGCCAACGACCTGACCAGCGCCACATTCGATGTGATCGCAGATGTTGGACCATCGAGCAGCACCAAGCGCCAGGCAACTGTTCGCGCCTTGACCGGCATGCTACAGATTACCCAAGACCCAGAGACAGCCCAAGTGATCACGGCAATGGCCATGATGAACATGGAAGGCGAAGGCATCAGCGATGCCAATGCTTACTTCCGCAAGAAGCTCCTGCGCATGGGCGTGGTCAAGCCGACCGACATGGAAGCCGAAGAACTCATGGCCGAAATACAGGGCAAGCCACAAGACCCGAATGCCATGTACCTGCAAGCCGCAGCTGAGAATGAAACTGCCAAGGCAGCCAAAGCCAGAGCCGATACCGTCGAAACCGTGGCCAGCGCAGAACTCAAACGCGCTCAAACGCTGGAGACTTTGGGCAAGGTTGACGAGACAGCACAGAACATGGCGCTCACAAATGCGGAGGCAGTGCAACAAATTTTGCAAGGCCAGATCGTTCAACCAGTTGTAAGATGAACGAAAAAGCGCGAGAATGTGATAAACGGCATCCACCCAGCCGTTCTTAATGGGTGAGTTTGATGGGGTCAGAAGATGAACACAAAGGCAGTATCAGGAGAAGAAAACCAAGACGATGACACCATCGTCATTGAGGACGAAGGCCAAAGCACTGAGCAAACCACCGATGAGCAAAAATCCATTGGTGACCAGGGCGAAGACCAGACAACCGAAGATGGCGAAGGCGACAGCGACGAGGTGATCGTATCCATTGGTGAGGAAGCGCCACCTCCCGAAGAACAGACTCACGCGCCTGAATGGGTACGCGAGCTGCGTAAGACGAACAGAGAATTGCAACGGCAAAACCGTGAACTGCAAGGAAAGCTGCAAAGCACCGCACAGACTGAGACCAAGCCGGTCGTGCTAGGCAAGAAGCCAAGTCTTGAAGAACATGACTATGACGCTGACAAATTCGAGGCAGCACTGGCCAATTGGTTTGAGCGCAAGCGACAAGCCGATGAAGCCCAAGCCAAGCAAGAAGCTGAAGTTATGAATCAGCAAAAAGCATGGCAAGCCAAACTGGATGGCTACGGCAAGGCGAAAGCCGAGTTGAGAGTCAAAGATTTTGAAGACGCTGAGGCCGTGGCCCAAGAGTTGTTCAACATCACCCAGCAAGGCGTGGTGCTCCAAGGTGCAGATAATCCTGCGCTCGTCATCTACGCGCTCGGCAAGAATCCAAAGAAGGCCAAAGAGCTGTCCGACATTAAAGACCCTGTAAAGTTTGCCTTCGCGGTAGCGAAACTGGAGAAAGAATTGAAAGTTACAAACCGTAAGGCAGCCCCGCCACCCGAGAGAATCGTGTCAGGAACTGGCCGAGTATCTGGGGCGGTGGACTCAACCCTCGAACGGCTGCGAGAAGAAGCTGCTCGAACTGGCAACATGACGAAAGTCATCCAGTACAAGCGGCAGAAGCAAGCAGCTTCAAAATGATTTTTTAATTTAGGAGCCCATCATGGCCAATAGCTTTTCCAAAGAAGAACGCGTAGCGTTTGAAGACATCCTCGAAGGTTTCCAAGACTTGCTGGTCTTGTCGCGTCACGTTAGCGTGTACAACACAAACCAGACCGAAATGGCTCGTACCAACGACACCATCTGGCGTCCCATGCCTTACATCGCTCAGTCGATCAACAGCACTCCTGGCACGACCATCGCTGGTTCTTACCAAAACATGACTCAGTTGTCTGTGCCATCTACCATTGGCTTCAGCAAGACTGTGCCTTGGACAATGACCACTCTTGACTTGCGTGATGCATTGCAAGAAGGTCGTCTGGGTGAGTCTGCCAAGCAGAAGCTCGCATCCGACATCAACGTTGCAATCATGAACACCGCAGCTGCTCAAGGCACTTTGGTCGTTCCAGTTGCTGGCGCTTCTGGTGACTATGATGACATCGCTCTGTGCGACAGCATCATGAACGAGCAAGGCGTGCCTGACTATGATCGCTTCTTGGGCTTGTCCAGCCGCGACTACAACGGTCTGGCAGGTAACTTGTCTCAGGCCAGCCGTTCATTCGGTAACATGAAGTCTGACAAAGCATACGAGCGCAACTACGTTGGCCCTGTTGCTGGTTTCGAGACATACAAGTTCGACTATGCAAACCGCATTGCTGTGGCCGCTGGTGGTACTACCACAATCGATACACAGAACTCTGCCAACAACTACCTCGTGCCTCAGGCAACATCGACATCTGTCGGTGGCCAGATCAACGTTGACAACCGCTATCAGACCGTCACAGTGTCCAACACTGTTGGCGTGGCTGTTGGCGATGCCTTCACGATCGATGGCGTGGTTGCAGTGCATCACATCACCAAGCAGTCCACTGGTCAGTTGAAGACATTCCGTGTCATCAGCATCACCAACGGCACACAAATGGTGATCAGCCCTGGCATCATCTCCAACCAAGTGGCAAGCGATGCATCTGCACAGTACAAAAACTGTACAGTGACTCCATCTGCTTCTGCCAACATCAACTGGCTCAACACTGGTGCTTCTAACATCAACGTGTTCTGGCAGCGTGATTCCTTGGAAATCTTGCCTGGCCGCTACGCAGTCCCATCCGATGCTGGCACCGCAGTGATGCGTGCTACCACCGATCAGGGTGTGGAGTTGGTGATGCAGAAGTTCTATGACATCGACACCATGACAATCAAGTATCGCTTGGACACACTGTTTGGTGTTGTCAACAAGCAGCCTGAAATGTCTGGTATCTTGTTGTTCAACCAGTAATTCAGCAAAAAAGACTGGGGGGCTTCGGCCCCCCTTTCTCAATAGGAGATCACCATGCCATTGACAAAAGGTTACTCAAGCAAATCCATCGGCAAGAACATCAAAGCCGAGAAGAAAGCAGGCAAGCCCATGAAGCAGGCTGTGGCCATCGCATTGAATGTGGCCACCAAAGCAGCCAAGGCCGCAGGAAAGCCAAGCAAAGCGCCTAAGAAGGCCATGAAATGAAAGCCGGTCTATATGCAAACATTCACGCCAAGCGTGAGCGCATTGCAGACCAGAAGGCCGCAGGCAAAACGCCTGAGCGCATGCGCAAGCCAGGCACAAAGGGCGCACCTACTGCTGCAGCTTTCAAAGCCGCAGCAAAGACAGCAAAGCCTATGAAAGCCAAAAAATGAGTGTATTACTTCCAGCGATGTTGTATAAAAGCCCAGGCGCACACAAAAAGCCTACTGGTGGCACTTACACTTATATCAGCGTCGAAACGCAAGAAGAACTCGACGATAAACTGGCAAATGGCTGGTTTGCATCGTCTGCTGAGGCTATTGAAGCCGCAGGCGACAAGGCTGATGGGTACAAAAAACCAAAGCCTAAATGGGCCATGAAGCCCATTAAAAAGAAAAAGCCATCAAAGCCACTCGACTGGCGTGAGCAAGTCAAAGCTGAACCAGCGCCAGCTCATGAGCCAGAGCCAGAGCCTATCGATGAGAATACAGGTCCAACACGCGAAGAACTTGAGGCCAAGGCCACAGAACTAGGAATTCGCTTTGATGGTCGCACAAAAGACAAAAAACTGGGACAATTGATCCAAGACAGATTGTCTGAGAACATAGGAGAATGACATGGGATGGACAAAGCGCCAATTCGTCACACAGGCCTTCGAGGAGATTGGCTTGGCCTCCTACGTTTTTGATCTGACACCTGAGCAGTTGCAGTCTGCCCTGCGCAGGCTGGACACCATGATTGCAGCATGGAATGCCCTTGGAATTCGACTTGGATACCCACTGCCATCAAGCCCACAAGACAGCGATCTTGATGAGCAGACCAACGTGCCAGACAGCTCAAACGAAGCCATCTACACCAATCTGGCCATCAAGCTGGCACCCAGTTATGGCAAGCAGGTAATGCCTGACACCAAGACAACGGCCAAAGAGTCCTACAACACCCTGCTATCGCGTGCGGCTATGCCAATGGAGCAACAGATGCCTGGCACGATGCCAAGCGGTGCAGGCAACAAGCCTTGGCGAGTCTACGACGACCCATTCTTGCAGCGTCCATATGATCCAGTCTTGGCCGGTCAAGACGGTCCACTCGAATACAACTGAGGAAATACCAACATGCCACAAATTAACCAACTCTCAAGCATCAGCCAAGTATCTGGTGCAAACCAGATTCCAGTCTATGACCAGAACAATGGCGATGCTCGGAAAATGTCGGTCAGCGCATTGCTGCAATATTTCCAAGCTACATTTGCGGCCCCGACCGTGGCCACCAACCTGTACACACCAGGAACTGGCTTCAACGTGACAGTGCCCACACCAGTCAGCGAACAGCAATGGATGATCATCCAGCCTGCTGGCACACTGGCCACAGGAACGATCACATTGCCATTGAACACTGGTGTGCCTGATGGCACTCAAGTGCTGGTGACAAGCACCCAGATCATCACAGCATTCACACTGGCGCTCAATGGCGCGTCCAATGCATTCGGTGCACCAACGACAATGGCAGCCAATGCATTCTTCACCATGCGTTTCTATCAAGCCACAAATTCGTGGTATCGCATCGCTTAACTTTTAGGAGAAAAAACCATGTTTATTCAGCCAAGCCTGACCCAAAACCAAGTCGATGTGATCCTGCCTGTTGGTCAGTACATCAGCATCGGCAACACCGGCAATGAGTCAACCACTGTCCTTCTGCAATCTGTAGCACCAAGTGCCCAGCCTTGGAATTACTCCACCATTGGCACGCTGTTCAACACTGCGCAAACCTTCGGTCCTTATACTGAAGAACGCACAATCCGGATTGACAATCGCAATGCCACTGTGGAGTACAGCATTGGCACACAGCCACAGTTGCGCAGCTTCCCTCAATTGGTGCTTGAGAATAAAGGACCAATTGGATTGGTCGAGCCAGCTGGCACATTTGTGACTTTGACATATAACAACAACGCAGGCAAAGTTCGTTTGAACAGTGCTGGCGCTCACGGCCTCACAGCAGCTGTGGCAGTTGGTGAAAATGTCTATGTGACATGGAGTGGTGGCACAGGCGTGACTGGTTTGTACCAAGTCACAGCATTGGACACTGACACCACGGGCACAGCAGTCACAATCGATCTGGCTTACAAAAGCGCCACCGCAACGATCACCATCGCTGCACCTGGCGTGGTGACATGGACAGATCATGGCTTGTCAGTAAACGACACAATCCGATTCACGACCACTGGCGCATTGCCAACAGGCTTGGCCATCAACACGACCTACTACGTCAAAACCGTGTTGTCTCCAAACACCTTCACCGTGTCTGCATCCGCAGGCGGTGCAGCCATCACCACAAGCGGCACACAGTCAGGCACACAAACAGCCTTGGTCTGGTACGGCACAGCTGTCGTCGCAGTGGCCAATACAGCAGTCACTTTGGCATCTGTCACTGTGCCAGGCTGGTCAGTTGGTACTGGTGGACAGATCGAAATCAATGCACTTTTTAGTCTGACCAATAGTGCCAATGCCAAAAACCTGAATATGACTTTTGGTGGTAGTGCAGTCTTTACATTGGCCTCAGCCAATGTTGCAAGCGTATCTGTTCAAAAAGAAATTGTTAATCGTGGCGGCTCGCAAATTGTCTCAAGTGCAGTTGGTGCAACTGGCCACGGAGCATCAACAGGTACTGTATTGACACTAAGTGTTAACACCAATGTGGATCAGACATTTGCAATCACTGCTCAACCAACAACTGCAAATGAGCTGGTTCAATTGGAATACTACAGCTTGCAAGCTATCTTCTGATTATGGCCACAAAAGACTCAAGACTCGCTCGAGCTGGCGTGGAAGGCTACAACAAGCCCAAACGCACACCATCGCACCCAACCAAAAGCCACGTTGTCGTGGCCAAGGCCGGTGACGAGGTGAAGACCATTCGCTTTGGTCAGCAAGGCGTGTCTGGGTCTCCAAAGAAGGAAGGCGAGTCAAAAGCAGAAAAGACTCGTCGAGAATCATTCAAGGCCAGACACGCTGAGAACATTGCCAAGGGCAAGATGAGCGCAGCGTATTGGGCCAACAAGGTCAAGTGGTAAGCCATGCAAATCCCAATCCTCAACGGCATCTACGCTGACAACACGCCAGAGCTGCGCACAAGCTATCCAGTCAACATGATGCCTGTGCCAAAGAAGTCAGGCATCAGCAATGGATTCCTGCGTCCAGGCGATGGCATTGTGGCCAACGGAACAGGACCAGGCACTGACCGTGGCGGCATAAACTGGAATGGTGTCTGCTACCGAGTTATGGGCACCAAGCTGGTATCCGTGGCCAGCAATGGCACAGTGACAACTCTGGGAGATGTAGGTGGGCCAGTCACTGATCTAGTGACACTTGACTACAGCTTCGATTTACTGGGCATTGCCTCTGGTGGTCGACTGTATTTCTGGAACCCAGTCGCATTAACGCTTACTCAGAACACAGACCCAGACCTTGGTGTGGTGCTTGACTTTTGCTGGGTGGATGGATACTTCATGACTACTGACGGTGCTAATTTAGTCGTCACAGAGTTGTCCAATCCATTGTCTGTCAATCCATTGAAATATGGCAGCTCAGAAGTTGATCCAGACCCTGTGGTGGCACTCATCAAGTTGCGCAACGAGGTTTATGCGCTTAACAGCAACACCATTGAGGTGTTCGACAACGTGGGTGGCGAGCTGTTTCCGTTTGCACGCATTGATGGCGCACAAGTCCAAAAAGGCGTACTTGGAACGCATGCATGCTGCATCTTCCTTGATCGCATTGCATTCTTGGGCGGTGGTCGCAATGAAGCTCCATCCATCTACATTGGTGCAGCAGCAACCACTCAGAAACTCAGCACACAGGAGATCGACAATCTGCTTCTGCAATACACAGAAGCGCAACTGGTGCGCGTCCAACTAGAATCACGCAACGACAAGAACCACCTGCACCTTTATGTTCATCTCCCAGACCGCACCATTGTCTATGACGCATCAGCATCTGAGGCATTGGGAGAGCCTGTCTGGTTTACATTGGCCAGCACTGTGGTCGGTTTCAGCCAATACCGCGCACGCAACATGGTCTGGATTTACGACAAGTGGCTAGTGGGCGATCCACAATCCAGCTCAATTGGTTACTTTGTGCAAAGCACTGGTGAGCATTGGGGCCAGCAAGTGCGATGGGAATTTGGCACATTGATCGTCTACAACGAGAGCAATGGCGCGATCTTCAACGAGCTGGAGCTGGTCAGTTTGACCGGCAGCGTGGCATTAGGCACCAATCCACAGATCAGCACTAGCTACAGCGTGGATGGAAAATCATGGAGCCAAGACCGCTACATCACAGTTGGAACGATCGGAAACACAGTCAAGCGCCTGGCATGGTTTCAGCAAGGCCACATGCGCAACTGGCGCATCCAGCGTTTCCGTGGTGACAGTGATGCCCATGTTTCATTCATTCGTCTTGAAGCCCAGATTGAGGCATTGGCATTCTGATGGCAACCGCACCACAATCACGCAGACTCAATCTGACGCGAGACCAGCTCGCAACGTTCCTGACTGATCAGCAACAGATCAGGCAGTTCGAGTTGCTTTTTTCTACCGTGGATGAATTGCAAGTTATCACAGGAACTGACTTTGAGTATCAGGCAGACACGGCAGCAGCTACCGCAAATGAGGCACTGGCACAGATCAATTCGCTGGCGCAGGCCACCGCAGTCGATGATGCTGTTCTGAACGCCAAAGTTCAGCAGGCCTTAGATGCCATTCCTCGATTGACGCAAGCACTTGACTTGCTTGCATTGGCTCCTGTGCGTAACAATATCGAACTGGCGCACGATGTGAATGGCATCTTGCCACTTGCTAACTTACCCGCATCACTGCGATCTAATCAGGTGCTCACATGGCTTTCGATGTAATTACACCCGCAAAACTTGGCCAAGCGGCCATCACCACTGGCGTGACTACGCTGTACACCGTACCAGCCAGCACTCGCACGCTTCTCAAAGAATTCAGCATTGCCAACACCACGGCAGCGGCCATTAATGTGCGTGTGTTTTTGGTGCCATCAGCAGGTTCGGCAGGCACTGGAAACGCCTTCTTGTACGATGTGCCAGTACCAGGCAACAATACTCTGCAATATAACGGCATCGAAGTGCTGAATGCAGGAGACACCATCCAAATTCAAGCTGCATCCGCAGGCCTAACCATCATCGCCAGCGGTGGCGAAGCCACATAAGGAGAATGAAATGACCGTATCAATCAAGGTTTTAATCCCACCAAAGCAGGCCGAGAATGCTCAGACCACGCAGTACACAGCAGTGAACTGCAAGGCCATCATTGACAAATTTACAGCCACCAACACCACATCAGGCAATGTGACGATGAGCGTCAACTTGGTGACAAGTGGTGGCGCAGCTGGCGTAACCAACTTAATCGTGGACACGCGCAGCATTGCACCCGATGAAACCTACACATTCCCAGAGCTGGTTGGCCAGGCGCTGGAATCAGGCAGCTTCATCAGCACGATTGCAAGCGCAGCCACATCACTAACCATCCGCGCATCTGGCCGCGAAATCACTTAATCAAGGAGAACAGCATGGACAAATTCATGATGATGCCCAAGGGCTTTATGGGCCTGCCAATGGAGGAAGAATTCATCAGCACAGCTGAAAACAAGAAGAACACACAGATCGCCATCGACGACTGGATGCTTGGCCCTGAGAATCCAAGCAACGAGCCAACAGCCAACAAAACCTACTGGATCGCTGTTGGCAAGGCCATGCAAGTGGATGAAAAAGAGTCTCGTCGTCGTCGCTGCTCGAATTGTGAGTACTACGACAACAGCACCATGACGCAGGCCAAAATGGAACGTATCCCTCGCAATGAGTGGGACACCAATGCCGGTTTCCGTGGTTACTGCCACAAATTAGAGTTTATTTGCCACGATCTTCGCGTCTGCCAGGCATGGGAAGAATGTGAATTTGAAATGGAAGATTGACCAAATGCCAAAATGTGGGAAAATAAAGGCGCTGAGTCTATCGGGCCACCAGCAGCTCACCCTTGATAGGAGTTGCGCATGATTGGTATCGAATGGCTCAAAGAGAACCTGCAAAGGGTTTTCATGCTGCCTGCGCCAGTCGTGGAATGGCTTGTCATGGTTTACGATGCCATTCAGGTGTTTGACGATATTGCTGATGGCGATACGGTCGAGCGCAAAGACCTGAATGCGACCATCTGGAACACACTGGTGGGAATGCACCAGAACCAATTTTTTATTTCAAACAGCCACCACCTCATCCCATTGCTGGCCACAGCAATTATGAAGTGGCAAGCCTCTGACCATGCCGAGCGTATAGGTGATGCCGATGCCAGATCATTTGTCTGGCGTGCAGGCTACTATGACCTGATTTTGATGGCCGTCTCGCTCACGCATGGCCCAGGCTTTGCCACAAAGAATGCACATCTGGTCATGGAGTTATATGGCGAGAAATTTGAAGACTACATGAAGGAGTTCGGCAATGCCTGATCCAGTCACAGCCCTAGTTGTTGGCGGAAGTCAACTCATCGGAAGTTCAATGCAGGCCAGCGCTGCCGAGGACGCAGCAAACGTTCAAGCCGGAGCAGCAGGTCAAGGTATTGAAGAACAACGTAGGCAATTCAATGCCATGCGTGAATTGCTCAAGCCTTACACCGAAGTCGGTGTTCCTGCTCTTGCAGGACTGCAACCTTATGCGAAAGCAGGAGAACCAGCATTTGAGCAACAGCAGGCCTTGCTTGGATTAAAAGGACCAGAGGCCCAGCGTGCGGCCATTGCAGGCATTGAAGGTGGTGCTGGCTACCAAGCACAAGTTCAAGCTGGTGAAGAAGCATTGCTCCAGCGTGCATCGGCCACTGGTGGACTGCGTGGTGGCAATATTCAAGGTGCGCTGGCACAATTCAGACCACAAATGTTGCAACAAGAAATTGAAAGACAGTATGGTCGATTGGGTGGCATAGCTGACATTGGACGAATTACACAGCAAAACTTAGCCCAGATCGGTCAGTCATCGGCTGCTGGTACTGGTGCAGCAGGCCTCCAAACTGGCACCAATGTAGCCAACTTGCTATCTCAGCAGGGCGCGGCTCTGGCCGGTGGAGAACTTGGCCAAGCCAAAGCCTATGGCCAACTCTTTAATCTGCCAGCTCAGTTCCTTGGTATGCAAATGGGCGCAGGTGGCAAAGCTGGCTTGGGCTTTGGGTTCTAAAAGGAAAACAACATGGCAGGCATTAACCCATTCCAAGCACCAATCAACTACGCAGTCGATGTGCAAAGCCCATTTGAGGCTGTACTCAGTGGATTCAAAATTGGTGCAGCTGGTGCAGAAGCACAGGCAAAAGCACAAGCACTTGAGCAGGCAAAGGCAGCGCAAACAGAACTCACAGCTTTGTTTGCTAATCCAAAAGCAACAGCCACAGACTTTGCTCGCGTTTCTGCCATGCTTCCGAAAGATCAAGCAGAAGGCGTGCGCAAGTCATTTGAGTTGATGTCAACTTCTCAACAGCAAAACCGCCTGCAACAATCTGGCCAAGTTTATGCAGCCTTGAAATCTGGCCAACCTGATATTGCAAAAAACCTGCTCAAAGAACAGGCAGATGCATTCCGCAATTCAGGCCGTGAGCAAGAAGCCAAGGCAACAGAAACATACCTGCAATTGATCGACATGAATCCTACTGGCTCACAGGCAACCGTTGGATTGATGATGGCCACATTGCCTGGTGGTAAAGAATTGCTCGAAAACATCGACAAGACTTTATCGACAGGCAGAGAAGAAGCCAAAGCACCATCTGCATTACTTGAGGCCAGAGCAAAGGCTGACAAAGCCGTGGCAGATGCCACCACAGCTCAGGCTACTGCCACCAATGCAGCTGAAAAGGCAGCTGCTGATGCAGCCAAAGCAACGGCAGATGCACAAAAAGCGCAAGTCGATGCCAAGTTTGCAGAACAGATCACACTTGCAGACCTTAAAAAGAAAGCTGCTGACCTTGGCCTGACAAATGCACAAACTGGTTCGGCATTAGCACAAACCAAAAAACTGGGTCTGGAAAGTCAAAAAGCTGCACTTGAGTTGGAAGCGCTAAAATCCACTGGTGGCCTTGATCCGACCAAGACATTCGAGCAGGAAGACAAGCTACGCAAAGAATTCCAAGGACGCACCAAGGTATATGGCGAACTTGGAACCACATTCAACAACATCCAATCTTCAGCAACTGCCAAAACTGGCCCAGGAGACATTGCACTGATTACTGGATTCATGAAGATGCTCGACCCAGGCTCAGTGGTGCGCGAGACAGAATTTGCAACAGCACGCGATACAGCTGGCTTGTACACAAGGCTTGAAAACAGCCTGAAGAAAGCAGAAAGCGGTCAATTCTTGCAACCTAAACAGCGTGAAGAATTCGTCAATCTGGCCAGAGAATATTACAAGTCAGCACAGAAAAAAGCAGAAGAAGACAAGAAGGCACTTGGTGTGGTGGTCAAAAACTACCGCCTTAATCCTGAAAACGTGTTTGGACCAGAGACAGCGGCAGCGCCAACTCCATCACCAAATAGCGTGACAGTTGGTGGCCAAACTTACACTCGACCTGCAAACTTCACTGATGCTCAGTGGAGCGCATACAAGCAATCTGTGGGGGCACAATGAGTCCAGAAGAATGGTTGGCATCACAGACTAAGCAGGCAGCAGCTCCTGCACCTGCACCTACGGCCACAGCACCAGCTGCGGCACCAATGTCTCCTGAGCAATGGGCGGCATCACAGCCAAAACCAATGAGCTTTATTGAAGGCTTGGTCGAGTCTGTCACTGGCCGCGCACGCGCAACGCCTGAGACGCAAGCATTGCCTGAGTGGACAAGCATGCCTGAACTCAATCAAATGAGCGTGGCATCGTTTAAAACAGCGCTTGGCACGCTCATGAGCAACCCCAAGGAAACGGTGCAGATTCTGCAAGCCAATTTCCCTGGCGTGCAAGTTCGTCAAGATGCCAAGGGCAACTACCTGATGCGATCGTCAGTCGATCAAAAAGAGTATGCAATCCCACCAGGCTTCACGATGGGTGACATTCCTCGCGCAGCCGGTGCTATTGCAGCATTCACACCAGCAGGCCGAGCCGCAACAATTCCTGGTGCAATTGTGGCCGGTGGTGCAACTCAAGCGGCCATCGAAGCAACCCAAGCTGGCACTGGTGGCAGATTCGACACTGGCGAGGTGGTCACAGCAGCCGCAACAGGCCCAGCAGGGCAGATTTTGCAGCGCGTGGCACCTCCGGTCGTACAAGCTGTAAAAAAGGGCGTACAGCGCGTCACAGGCAAAGCACCGGCACCTGTGCCAACAGCAGGCGCACCAGGCGCTCCAATGGGCACAGCAATGGCACCAGAAGCGCCTCCAGCAGCAACAGTGGCCGCAGCAATGCCAGAAGTGGCACCAGTCGCACCAGAGATTCCAGTTGCGCCAGCTGCACCAGCAGTGGCACCAATCGTCGCAGAAGTGACAGAGGAAGAAGTTGGCAATCTGGTCAAGAAGGCATCCGGCACAGGCTTTGGCTCGGCTGGCGCACGC